CAAGTCAACCGCGTCCCCGCGCTCCTGCTCCTGAATAAGGGGCATATGGTCCTTTATGGGGAACAAATCCTCCAGCATTTTCAACCGAAGAATGTTGCATTGAATAATGAGGCCACGAGTTTCAATGGGGAACCAAACTCGTTTTCATTGGGTCGAGAGAGTATGGGCGGGTTCGGTGTTGCATCGGATAATTACAGTTTTTTAGACCAAAGTGCCGACGAATTGTCTGCGAAGGGAAATGGCGGAATGCGACAATTGTATAATTATGCGACTCTTGACTTGGTGGATAAAATTGAAACGCCGCCAGACAATTATTCTCCAGACAAGGTTGGAAGCGTTTCCTTAGAGCAGTTGCAACAGAAACGAAACTTGGATATTCAACAATCATCAAATGCTGGTAATCATATTATTAGTGGGGGCGGCGGGGGCAATTTCGGGAATTATGTCGGCCCTGGGGCGCGAACGGAAAATGTGGGTATTAGAGCAGGAACAGCTGTCGAAAGTATAAATTATAATGGGTCGCAACGTGGACAGGCGTCATTGCCACCTCCACAACAATACGCGCCGGTTGGAACGCCGCCTCAGTTTGCAGCACAGGCTGCGTATCGCGCTCCCCCTCAACAATCCGAGTATTCGCGATTGGGCGGGGGCGGTGGCGGCGGCGGCGGATCTGGCGCTAATCTTCGCGGAAATATGGATGTCAGCGCCCAACCGCGCGGAGGTGGCAGTTGGATCTAATTTTTTTTATAGAGATAGTTTATGTTATAGAATTGTTGATTGATGCCAATTGACTGCAATAAACACTGTAAGGATGAACAAGAGGTAATATGTAGATTACAACAGCAACTAGTAAAACTAGAATCACAATACGAAGAAGCCGCACAAAGATCACAAAAAAAGTTGCTGGATACGGCGATTGACTGCCTCAAGAACGATATACACAATGCAGCGATTGACCATAAAAGTTGTATAACCGCGTGTGAACTTAGAAAACGTGGTTGTGAATCTGACGGTGGTGGCGGTAAAAAAAGTAAAAAACGCAACAAGGCTCGACGAAAATATCAAAAAATCAAAAGTAGGCGTCGTCGGGTGGTGTAATACATTAGATATTATAGATAAAAACATAAAAAGTATTTTACTGTATTTCGTATTTAACGGAACGAATATATAATATTTTATTTGAATAGTATATATTTTTATTTGTCTTGTAAAACATGGAATTAATTTTAAAACCTGAAGGACCCCTACTTAGTGGTGTAGCAGCTTGCCACATTATTGTCAATAATGTTTTGGACCAGCAACCGAAGGTTATAATGTTAGTTGGTGAATTTCATGGTACTCAAACATCTGGTGAGATTGACTATGTAAGCGCATACCTATCATTCTTGAATTACAATGAACAGGAAACCAAGTTGCCACTTGATATAATGTTAGAAGCTGACAACGATTATGTTACTTATAGTCGGGAACCCTTATATAAACTAGGTTGGATATACAGACTGCGCGATGCATTTCAAAATTGTTACGTGTTTGATGAGAGAGACAAAGGGAAATGTGAGTTTAAATATACGCGAGCTCATTGGAGCGATCCAGTAAACAATATACCCGATTGGATGCGGGAGAGTACACATACGAGTACGGCGGATATTCCTCAATGGATACTTGATTTGACCAGTATACCAGAACTTATAGTCGACGCCAACTGGACTACGAATAAGGCCTATAGCAACATATCAGATAATATTAAGTCAATAGACGATTTACAAAAAATTATTTTTGAAAACCCACACATCGTAAAACAAGGAGACCAGTGCACAATAGAAAACTGGAAAGATTTCATTATTGAACAACACCGCATAATAATTGATAAAGAAGCGGAATGGTTTGATTCCGAATATGAAGTTCTTAAAGGTCAATATTGGTTTAGAATGGGCATTTTTAACACACACCGATTTTCGGTGGATGTGTATGCATTTTTACGAATGTTTCGAGCAAAAGATAAACAGTCCGACAGATGGAATGAGACGCACCGTTTTGAAAATATTATTTTTCATGCAGGACTAAAACATGTAGAAAGAGTTAGGCACTTGCTGTTGAACTTAAAAACTGCAAGTACAACTGCGATGTTTACTCAAGTACACGAAGCTGTTTACAATGAGATACAAAGAGTTCCCAACTTTATATTTAATTTGAGTATGATGTTGAGTACATTTGATGTTGATGCTATTCAACGTGTCTGCTGTCAAGTAGATTTTCATAAATTTTTAGAAACGATTCATACTTTTAGTAGCAAGGCTTCTTCTGCTTTTTCCAAGGCTTATCCCGAATGTTCTCCCGAAGGTTCTTCTTCGAAATACGGTGGTGGCGGAAATCGAAAAAAATACAGTAAATCTCGGAGATTTCGAACTCGGCGTCGTGTTCGTCGCATTCGAAGAGGTCGCACTAAAAATAGACGGGCCTCATAAAAATTATATAAGAATTGTATATAATGCAACAAATTCGTGAATTATATACAAAATATGACAATATCATCAAATACTCTGCGTATGCGTTTAGTGGCTGGTTTTTATCCTGGGTTCTCTTCTTTATTATGCTTCCATTTATGATTCAATACTACGGAAAGAACCGGGGAACGACGCTGAACTATGGATTCAGTTGGTTCTCAATGATTGCAATTATTCTTGGGTTGGAATACAGTCTACGACCGTGAAAATCTCTCGACTCAGACAAAAATATTCGGTTCGAATGAACACTTTTCAGCCAAAATTACACCTTTCAAACTTATAAAATCCATCGTATAAGTTTGAACGACTTTCTCGCCGAAAATATTTCGTTTAAAACTCTGATTTTTCATTTATGGCCGAAGGCCGTCGGTAGCCATTTTGACCCCCCAAATTTGGACATTTTTGGATGTCCAGAAAAATGTCCATTTTGCCCTTTGCGCGTGGAAGTTTTAAAAACGCGAATTCGAAAACACCCAAAAAATGGGTTTATGACTGAAATGCTCACATTTCCCGTTTTTTGCACAAAATACGCTGACTGATAATTTTTGGGGGATCGGCCGGCGAACGGTAGCGAAGCCCATTCAAGACATTTAGGACATTTTGCGTATCATTATAAGATGTTTTATAGGATACAACCCAACCAATGTAATTATGTTAACAAATCTCGTTTATGTACTAAAATTTTAATGTATAAGACTTGTATAAGATAAATACGGGACATTTTAAGATACTTCTAAGATACACCCCGGATACATTGAGTGCTATAAGATAATTATAAGATTATGCCAAAAACGATCATTGATTATTCAAACACGATTATTTACAAAATAACGTGTTATGACCCAAATATCAATGATATATATGTAGGGCATACTACAAATTTTGTTCAAAGAAAACACGCACATAAAATGTGTTCTGCGAACAACTCGAACAAATACAAGTGTAAATTATATGAGGTCATTAGAAAAAATGGAGGGTGGGAGAACTGGAAAATGGAAATAGTTGATTTTTTCAATTGCGAAAATCATCTCGAAGCAAGAAAGCGAGAACAAGAATATTTTATATCATTAAAAGCGACCTTGAATAGCATTGAACCGTTGCCTTCATATAACCAACATACCAGCATTACACCGAATGAAAAGAAAAATGATAAAAATAGTGAATTATTGAACCAACATGACAAAAAACAATCAAGTTTTTTATGTGAAAAATGTAGCTTTAGATGTTGTAAGCAAAGCATATATAACAAGCATTTAGAGACATTCAAACATAAACGCAGAACACATATTCAATTTCAACCAGTAATCAATACAACGTCAACTTATATAGAAAATAACGTAAAAACCAAATACACTTGTGAATATTGTTTGAAATCATATAAGTATCACTCGGGTTTATGGCGACACAAAACGACGTGTACGTATAAAGCGCCTTATGTGAATGCCGATCTCAGTACGAATAGCAATATATACGATGAACCAGACAATATCGGCGAATCTTTCGACAATGACACAGATACATCATCGCAAACAGAAAATTTCATTATAAATAAAAGCTCGTCTCTTGTTCTTGGCCAAATCGCTACTAACCAAATAAAAAATCTTACGAATGAAAATCGTGAAATGAAAATGAATATGAAATTAATGATGCAGATGATGGCGAATAACGCCCAGTTTCAGTCGCAAATATTGGATATGATGAAGTCATCCTCAAAATCATCCGTTTCGTCGGATACGATTCAGACCTCGGCGGTACCAGCAATTGCATCAAGTGGTGATAATGCGGTAATTAATAGCCACAACAATAACAACACTTTCAATATGAACCTGTTCCTGAACGAGCAATGCAAAGACGCGATGAATATGAAGGATTTCGTGAATTCGATTCAGTTGAACATAACTGACTTGGAAAATGTGGGCCGACTCGGTTATGTTGAAGGAATGTCGAATATTCTGATTGACAATCTTCAGAAAACAGATGTATACAAACGCCCGGTTCATTGTAGCGACGTCAAGCGCGAAACCTTATATGTTAAGGATGACAACAAGTGGGAACGCGAAGGCCCTGAACACGAGAAAATGGTCAACGCGGTCCTAGCGGTCGAACATAAGAATGTGGCACTTGTGAGTGAATGGGCAAAGGCAAACCCGAGTTGTATGAATAGCTACACGCGAGAGAATGAGACATATTTCAAACTTTCCAAGGTGGCAACTGATGGAGAGAAGGACGGGAATATCGCAAAGGTTATACGCCGAGTTGCAAAGAAAGTCGTTATTGAGAAAGAATGACTCCTTTGCTGCGGCGACACCGAAGCGTTCACGCACAAGTATTTATTATATCGTCATTATGTACCAGAACAAGGTATAATCACGATAGATGTCGGAACGTAAAAATCTCGCAATCTATAATTGTGAAACTTGTATGTTTATAACAAGAAATAAAAAGGATTATGAACGCCATATTCGTTCAAACAAGCACACGCGTCATCATCATTCGGTAGCGTGTGAGCCACTAGAACACACCGCTGCAAATGTTGATGACGCATTTCATAAACGGCCAATATGTACAACCAGTTGTAGGTAGTGTCGTGAAAAGGTTCAATGCACATGCACACGCACACGCACACACGTACTAGACTGACTCAAACAATTCAGTGGATTGAATAACTTACTACCAAAATATGTTTAGCATATGTTATAGTGTAAACTATAATAGGTGTATAATAAAATAGGGCCTAATTATATATAATAATGCAAGCACCACAATCAACCGATGCGGTTGAAGCGGCCATTCGTTCCCATTTAGATATGAATTATGTAGATTTTAGAACGGTTTTTGATATATTATGTGGCGATGATCTATCCTGTAGAAATCATTTACCCACTCTTCAATGGTTGCATTTGTTAGAATATGACGAAATTTTCGTAGCAGCTTATAGTGAATTTGAGACCGACCCTACCATGAATCTACAAACTATATTGGGCCGTATTGACCGTATGATAACCGACAATTGTCAAGTTATTTACTTGATTTGGATAGCTTTTAAGTTTAATATTAGGTTGTCATTTATCTCAGATGTTGACCAAGTTTACCTGATTATTGCTGACATTTTACCAGAACCACTAGTAAAGTTGATAAGGCATATTAATGTGCATGTGTTTATTACGATAGTTCACGACCTTAAAATTGGTTATGCCCCTTCTAATCCCGAGGTACGCCAGGCGATAATTGTTATAACAGAAAAGGTATCTAAGATTCTTTCATTATATGCAAGATTGTATACATTTTTACAACAA